TTGATTGCGAGCCAACGCTTGCCATCAAATCTAAACACACGATTTGGCAAGTAGTCTGTGCGCAAGAAGTATTCACCACTCAGAGGATTTGCAGGGAACTGTATGCCCATACCCATTGCAATACCGTTAGGAGCAGTAGCAGTACCGCTTAGGTAAGCATATGGAATATCGGCAGCAGTTTGTAGGCCTTCATCAGCGGTATCTCGTACATCGTCTGCGGTATCTGTGCCATCATCTGCGGTCTTCTCTGGTTGTTCTGCAATAGTCTCAGGTTCAACATACAATGAACTTGTGTCGTAACCACTAAGTGGAACGTTGGCTTCACCCTCACGGATAGTGGCATCGTTCACAGCAAGATTTTGATCAAGAGTACTGAGAATTTGTCCAATTGGGGTATTGCTACTGCCCACTGTGATGTTGTTGAGAATGTCTTTGTACTCTTGGCTGTCTACTAAGGGATTCAACTTGACACGCCACAAGTGTGGCCACCATGTAGGCGTAAACCCTTCTGACGCAAAACTGCTGTCCCCAACTACATAGTAGCGTTTTAGTGCAGCAGGCACATCCTGATTCAGTGCGTCATAGTCTGTCAAGTGTTGTAGCTCTAGCACATCGCCGTTCATCAACTTACGACCAATTAGGTCTACCATGTCACGCAAATGAAAGACCATGAAGATTGTGCCAGTTGCCAAGAACAGACCAAACTGTGACAAGTCAAAGTCTTGATCCTGACGCTGATAGATACCGCGCATCTTGTAGACTGAGGTATCGTATTTTCTATCTCTGTTCTCTAGCCACAGCAAGTCCTGAATGTTTTGTTCACTTTGGTTAGTATAGCTGGGCTTGGTTGCGTATTCACTGATGCCCACAGTAGTGCCACTGGCGATGTTTGCTGTGACATTAGCGCTGAGAGTGATGGTCGAAGCATCTTTTGCGACAACACTGGCGGTTGCGGGCACATTGGTGCAAGTGATGGTATCGCCCAAATTGATATTTGCTGTGTCACTGACTGCTAACACATTGGTAATAGTTGTGACTGGGCTTGTTGTGGTGACCTGAACACCCTGTGTGATCGGGCCCAAATACTTGTGGCACAAAATGCCAGTCCCGCCCACAGTGAACATTTCACTAATGCGGCGATCAAAAAACTTGTAATCGTTGGTGTGTCGCCCGTCTTGCCATAAACTCAGTCTTGCCACAGTGTATTCCTCGTATGCAGTATTTATTCTTAGGTTGACTCGTAAATATATTGGTTGTATAATCTAGCCATGAATCAATATTCTGCAAAACTTACCAGACTTTTAGCCATTGTGACCAGCACAAAAGATATCCGTGCCAAGTCTGATTTGTTCAAACTTTACACAAACTGTAAAAATGTCTATGTAGAAATGGACAAAGAAAGCGTAGAATGTCGCAGATTGCACAGAATCACAGTTAAGTACACAGAGCTTGAGCAAAAGTTAAACAAAAGTATTACAGAATTTGAGCAGTGGATCACTTTTGCCACGCTACTCTACGGTTGACACAGACATTTTTTGGTTGTATAATAGACACATCTAAACAGACAACAGCATCATGGATCTTAAAATTATCACTCGAAACTCAGGCAAAAAAGCCCTACTCGAAGCCTGTGTTCAGTGGCTTGCACAAGAACTCAAGATCCGTGACAACAAGTTTTCTCTGACCCTCAGCACACAGCGTGGGTTGGTCAAAAATGTGGATTCTCGTGGTATGGCTTGGATCAACGATAAAAAAGATTATACTATCGTTATTGACAGTCAGCTAAACTTTGATACAATGATTAGAACTGTGTGCCACGAAATGGTTCACGTTAAACAGTTTGTTCGTGGTCAATACAGCTCAGAACTTAAACGGGGTCGTGTTATTCGTTATTGGAAAGGCACTGCCTACAAAAACGCTAAGTATCACGAGTCTCCTTGGGAAATTGAGGCAGCAAGCAAAGAAGGTCTGCTTGCGCTAAAACTAAATGGAATTTTACAAGAATGTACGAAGTAATAGATAAAACAGGATTTGTTCGTGGCAAGTTCGCAGACTTGTCCTCAGCAATGGAGGCAGCAAAACTTGTTGATGAGTTTGTGACCATCAAGGGCACAGACTTTGAAGTATGTGGTATGTTTGGGGTAGACAGTATCAAAGATGGTCTGTGCCCTGATGGGGTCGAGTACGATTGGAACAAGAAAAATCGTATTGGTCGTGTTAAACGAGAATTTGGAGTATAAAATGGCAACAGTAGCTGGCATCAAAATCAAAACTAAAGCGCCTCGTGAGAAGCGCATTGCATTTGCAGATGAAAAATACACTGGTCCCGAACCAGAATGGTCAGAAGATGCCAAAGACTGGCCTCAGGATAAGTTTGATAGCAAACTGCGTAAAAGTATGAACTATTACAACTATCATTACAGTCAAAAAGACTGTAAGAAGTATGTTGTAGAGTGGATGCAAAACAGCAAGACTTTTGACAAAACAGAAATCAAGGCATTTATTCGTGCTAGTGATCGTTCACTGAGTATGACTGCCTGTAGCCTGATTATGGCGCATCGTCAGGGTATGCCACTGAATCAACGACACACAGAGTTTTTGGTTCAGAGCATCCAAACTTCAATGGCTACAGCAGAACCCGAAGCAGTAGAAGCCATCAAGACTCCCGAACAGGCATACAAAGCCCCCACAATTCAAGACCGTATGAATGAGAAGACCTCAGAACTCATCGGCGAACTTGAGGGCAAGTATGACGAAATGGGCACAGTCAAGTTCTACGAATGGTTCACAGCAAACAATGTGATCCAAAGTCAACTCAGCAAGTACGAGGCACTTTTTGCAAAGCGTAAAGCAGAGCTAGAACTAGCACAAAGTAAAAAGGATGCGCAGGTTACAGAGGGCTACAGTCACCTCAAGGCAGCTGACCTCAAAAAGCGTATTGCTTGGCTTACTGATTTGCTGGCGGCAGTTGAACAGTACCGTGGCGTTAAGAAAGCTACCAAAAAAGCTCGAGTCAAAAAAGCTCCTAGCAAAGAAAAACTTGTGGCTAAACTCAAGTATGCAAAAGACTTCCCAGCACTTAAAATTGTGTCTATCAATCCTGCAGATATTATTGGAGCGCAGGTCTTGTGGGTATACAATACCAAAACTCGCAAGTTAGGCAAGTATGTTGCAGCCGCATACAAGCAGCTTTCAATCAAGGGCACCAGCATTGAGGGATTTGATACAGATAAAAGTGTAAGCAAGACCCTACGCAAGCCCGAAGAAAAACTCAAAGAATTTGCCAAAGCAGGTAAGATTGTGTTGCGTAAGTTCTTGGAAGACATCAAGGCTACAGAAAGCAAGCTCAACGGTCGTATCAGCACAGACATTGTGCTATTGCGTGCAGAATAAGGAGAAATAAATGATTTTACAAGGAACAGCGGCTCAGAATTCCGGAAAATCCGGTGAACAACTCATCGCAGAGTATTTCATTGAAAAAGGGGTTGAAGTCGTAAAATACAAAGATTATCAATATTCTCAGCAAAAAAACGGATTTACCGCGGTCAAGAGTTATCCATATGTAAATCATTTGGGTACAAATTCAAGAATTGATCTTGCGTTGCTTCGGGATAATTCACCAATATTGGGTATTGAGATTAAAACTCAAGAGGTACCCGGAAGTGTGGATGAAAAACTGGCAGCAGTCGCATTGAATGGTAGAAGCAGTATTTTTCCAAAACACATATGTGCAGTATTGGGAAATCATTGGACTTATGGGCGTGGACAGCAGTGGGTGAAAAAAGTCAATGAAAGTATGTCCAATAATAAGTTTTCTATATTGTATTATGAAGAAGTTTGTTCTAAAATAGATGAAAACTTAAATACATCTATGAAAAAGAACAAAGCAGATAAAAAACAGTTAGCGTATATCGGAACTTCTCCGGGAGAAAAAAGAGATAGTGATAGTTGGTACACTCCGGCGAAATATGTTGAAAGCGCAAGAACAGTATTGGGTGGGTTTGAGCTAGATCCATTCTCTAGTGAAATTGCCAATAAAACTGTAAAGGCAGCTAGATACTTTACTGCCGAAACAGATGGTTTGGCGCAGGATTGGAAAACAGCAAATGAAAAAACTGTATGGATGAATCCTCCGTACGGTCCATTGATGAAAAAATCTATTGACAAGTTTATCTCAGAATTTGAAAATAATAATTTTGAATCTGGTATAGTACTATGCAACAATGCGACAGATACACAATGGTTTGCTAAACTTGCCACAAAGGCAAGCGCATTCTGCTTTACTAATCATAGAATTCAATTTGAAAACTTTGATGGAAAAGCCACTAGCGTGAATACCAGAGGGCAAGTGTTTGTGTATTTTGGTGACAATGTGGATAAATTCGAGCAAGAATTTAAGAAATATGGTCATATCATGACAACGACACAATAACCAAATCGAGTAATCTAAGTGCCCTGCTAATAAATACCATATTAGTAGGGCATTTTAATGAGCGATTATTCGATACCAAATTCACAGACCAGCGTTGGAAACTTAAATGTTTTCAACAGCTTACCAACAAGCACACTCTATAACCCAAATACTGGTACTGGGGCAGGCTCAATCGCATTTGATGCATCAGCACTGCCCACAAGTGATGCTCAACGAGCCAACATCATTGACTATATTCGTATGCGTCTAGCTGACGGTATCGTTGATGTTGAACTTGAAAACGAGCACTACAATATGGGTATCAATCAGGCCTTGATCAAGTATCGTCAAAGAGCCTCAGCCAGCACAGAAGAAAGTTATGCGTTCCTAGACTTGCTGCCAGAGACACAAGAATACATCTTGCCAAAAGAGATTATGAACGTCAGAGCAGTATTCCGTCGTGGTATTGGTAGTGTGACTGGTACAACTGCAAGTCAGTTTGAACCATTTGCCACTGGCTACTTGAACACTTATATGTTGACAGCGGGTCGTGTGGGTGGTCTGACCAACTACGAACTGTTCGTTGACTATCAAAAGTTGAGTATGAAAATGTTCGGGGGCTTTATGAACTACACATTCAACAAAGCAACCAAGAAACTCACAATCGTTCGTAAAATGCCCTATGGCTATGGTGGAGCAACTGGCTTTGACAATGCTCAGAACCCATTCGAATCAGTCTTGTTGTGGATTGATAACGTCAAGCCTGACAGTATGATTTTGGGCGATGCCAGCAGTTTCCCTTGGATCCAGGAATATGCTTACAGTTTCTGTAAGATGATCTTGGGTGAAGCCCGTAGCAAGTTCTCACAGATTGCTGGTCCACAGGGCGGCACTAGTCTGAACGGTGATGCGCTTAAAGCAGAAGCCAAAGAAGAAATGGCCAAGTTGGAGGACGAAATCATCAAGTACGTAGAAGGTTCAATGCCACTGACTTGGGTAACTGGCTAACCGTAGCTCTTGATTTTTATAAATCTACAATGTTAAAATGCTCTCTATACGAGGGCATTTTTTATGATTATTGGCATTTGTGGATTTATCGGAGCAGGCAAAGATACAGCAGCAGACTATTTGGTCAACTTTCACGAATATCGCAGAGAAAGTTTTGCCAATACTCTGAAAGATGCAGTCTCAGCAGTGTTCGGTTGGGACAGAACCATGCTTGAGGGCAGAACTAAAGAAGCCCGAGCGTGGAGAGAAGAAGTTGATACATG